TTCTGTCTACCAATCATATTGGTAATCTTTCTCATTGCCTTCGAGATAATAATAGCTTTATCAGTAGCATATCCATCTTTCTTATAATCGGATGCTAATTCATTAGTTGTAGAAGCAGCCGCAACTGAATCTACTACTATTGTTACTATTTTATCTTTGGAAGTTTCTCTAACTTTCTCAATGATAGTTTCTGTGAAATCAAAGATTTGTTCAACCGAATCTGCGGTTACATAAAGAAGTTTAGAAACGTCAACACCGATTGCTTCTAAAAATTCTCTACTTACTGCAGTTTCTGTATCAATAAGAACAGCAACACCACCTTGTTTCTGTGTTTCCGCAAGGAGGTGTGCTGATACTAATGATTTTCCTGATTGTTCTAATCCTGTGATTTCAGTTATTCTACCAACAGGCAAACCACCATAAGGACGATTGGAAACAGCTACATCCAACATTGCACATCCGGTTGATATCCACCCATCTACATTTGTAGGAGCTTCATCATCATTAAGAAAAAATGCTACTTTGGAATCTTTCGATTGTTTGTTCAACTCACCTGCTAGAATATCAGCCAGGTCAAGCTCTTTTACTGCTTTCTTTTTCGCCATTAAATTGGTTTTTAGTTGTTAAATAAGTCATCAAATGCCGCAGCTACATCATCAGTTTTCTTTACTGATTCAGTTGTAGTTGGTGCAGTTTGTGTTGGTTGAGATGGAGTACTTTGAGATAAAGTACTTTGAGATACAGTTTCCTTCTCACCCTCACCACTTGGATTTAACCATCCTTCTAATACTGATTTTAATTCATCATAAGATAATTCAGAATATAAATCTGTAATTTCAGTTTGTGATTCCAAGAATTGAGTTACTTTCGCCTCATCTTCAGTTACTGCAGATGCATTTGGTTTAACTCTAATAGTAGTAGTTGGATAAGTAGTTCCAGCTTCTTCTGCTGATTTGTACTCGATTGTTAAATCTCTACCACTAGTTGGGTCTGTGATATCTCCGTAATCTGGGTCAGCAATGTATCCAAGAATTTCTTGATATACTGTTTTACCGAATCCCCAAAAACGAACTCCTTCACCTTCTTCACCTCTCACAACAACAGGTACAAAAGTACGAAGTTTTGGCTCCATAGCTTTCGCTGCTTTCCAATCTTCTTTATCTCCCATTCTTTTTAGTTTATCTGCAAACTCTACAATAGGGTCTGGTCTACCAAATGATTGTGGTGATAAATAAGTTTTGTTGTTAATGTTGTAGTGAAAGTACAGTTCAATAAATGGATTATCCTTTTCGAATTGATAAGGAACTATTCTCACTTGGTGTTTACCAGGTGTTGGTTTCCATAATGAATCTGATTTACGTTGTGTGTTTTGTAGTTTGTTCAGTCTACCTCTGATTGCGTTAATGTCTAAAGCCATGATTTTTACCTTTTAGTGTTAATTATTAATTGTTTAAGTTTAAAGTTTTGAGTGCTAAACTAGTAACACTCGGTGTATATATAAATATAAAGAAACCTCAAAAAACACCGAATTTTTTTGGTTACTTATTAACAATTTACTTAGCCCATTTATCTCTTTGTACAAGTTGTGAGATTATACCATAAACAGATAAATCTTCGTAAGTATCTTGAATATTTTCTCCTACTTCATCAGGTTGTCCTTTAACAACTAATTGAAGTAATCTTTGAATTTTATCATTTTTTCTGAACCATAAACCTGTTAAAGCAACTTTCTTATCATCATCAGTTTCCAATTGAGAACCAACTGAAATATTACCCGGTCCATAGTTTCTTTGTTTCTTACAAAATGTTACATACATTTCATCTAAGATTTTTTTGAACTCATCACAAGTTTGTGGGTAAGTTCTTTCACAGAATTCTACTGCATTTTCAGTAGGTTGTGTAGTTTGTTCTATCATACTTTTCTAATTTGTTATACAAATATACGAAATTATTTTCATATATCCAAATCTTTTTTAATTTTATTTTAATTCATCTTGTTTAGGAGACCCATGTCTATCGTAATAATGTGGGTAATTTTCTTCTCTATTTTTTCTAGCTCCGTAAAATATATTCCAAATTGTAAAAAATACATATACTGAAAATATACATCCACCTACTATAAACATTGCTATATTCATAATATTCGTCTTTGTCTAATTGCTATGGCGAATAGTAAAATAGTTCCTGCCCAATGTGCCGAGTATTGAGCTTCTTCGGTGTATCCGAATAATCCTAATCCAATTGAATAACACATACAAATGAATGCTATAATAACTGGATACCATGTGTTTAAAAATTTCTTCATAATATAATTTTTTATTAATATGCTTGTTTAATTGTGTAATTGAAAAGTGCTCCACAATCATCATCTTCATCTACAAGATTTTCTGTAACTTCAAAATAGTCTGGTAGTATTTCTTGTAATCCCTCGAAATCTACTTTTTGCCAATACCCAAACCTAAGTGTTAAGCTTTCTCTATCATATCCGATTTCAAAATCAGATGAACCATACCATTCTCTTATTTCTTTAAATTTTTTATATCCTATTCTCATACCTCGTATTCTCTATCTTTAATATCAATTTCCTTCATTAACAAGTCATATGATAACTCGGTTGGGTTATGGAATATAACCTCGTGGTCAATATACTCAAACTTCTCCATATCATTGGATTGTTTTTCTACTATCTTAGATAGTTTACCTTTCATATCTTCAGTCCATGTTGCCACATCTGATGATACTTCCATTGTGAACTTATGTCCACCTTTTGGTTTCCAATGAGTTGTTCCCTCATGAAATCCATAATTTTCGTAATACTGAGTATCAATTGTAATTATTGCCATTGTTTTATATTTTAACTAAACATTCTATTCCAAGTTAACCAAGATGGTTCATTCACCTTCTTTACTCTACCACCGATAACTACCCTACTGATAGTACATCTATCTCCACACTTGGAAACATCAAGTAGTAGAACACCTGTATTTACACACTCAGTACCAACAGCACTTCTCAACTCACCAATCTTATCAAACCCATCAATCGGGTCACTTACACTTAAATTTATCATATTTTATATTTTAAAGGTTTATTTCTTTCATTATATCATTAAGAATATTATTAAATATCATATCTGTTTTCTTTTTTTCTTGATATTTTTTCTTATTGATTATAGAATTTTGTTTTTTGATTATCGTATTAAGAGCAGAAATTACATCATTTTTAGTATCACCGATGATACCAACTCTCCACTTTACTCCATCTATATTAAGTGAATCACCTAAGTTTCTCTCCCACTTAGATAACATATATTGAACTCCAGTCAATATAGTTTCACTTTCATTCATTTTTACTAATCCTATGTGTGTTTCGTTTATCATTTTAATTGTTTAAAGGGTTTAATCATCACTCATTTACTATGTAAATATACGAAATTTATTTGGATTATACAAGCTTTTTTTCATTTATTTTCAATTAAATAATTCCCAATTCTTTTCCTCACCATACGCTTGAACCTCATATGGATGATTACCATAATGATATCCCATATCATAATATCTTTTGAACCAAGAAGGGGATTGTAAATAATGTTGGTACTCGTGAACTAAGGTCTGAATGATATGTTCTCTACTTTTCATATTAGGATAGTAGATAACAATACTATTATCAGTTCTATCAAACTCAGCATGACAATCATCTTGTTCACCTTCTGCTTCTGATTCACCACTATATCTAGCATAGATATTATAATGAGTTTCTACATAAGGAGTACACTCTGGTATAAATTTAGAGTAACCATAGTGTTTCTCTATCTTTGGATAAACTTCGTTGATTATTGTTTGGACTTGTTTCTCGGTCATATCTTTCTTATTTACTATGTAAATATACGAAAAATAAATGAGAAAACCTAATAAAAAGTGAATTATTTTTGATTAAATTCGATTACCTCGAAGATTCGTGTAGAAATTTTCTTTGTTCCTTCTACATTGGTAACTATAATGGAGTTTTTGAACTTTGTCCAATCTATTGAGAATTTTTTATCCAATACACCACCATTTTCTTCTTTAACTAATTCGTTTAACGCGTTAATAGTATAAAGAGTATTAGACTGTTTCTTCCTATGAACCAATATGGTATCACCTAATGGTCTTTCTGGTCTAAATGATGTATCTATATTATATGTAATAAATAACTCATCTAAATTACCCTTATTTTGAAGAACATAAATATAGTTATAGACAATGTGATAAGTTTCTCTTATTTCCTGAAGAACATCCTTTAATTTGTCTTTTGTCGTGAATGTACATAATAACTGTGTTTGCATAAAAATTTTACCCGCATAATATTCCTATATAAATATAAAAAATAATATTGGAAACGTTAAAATTTTAACAATTCGTAATGTACCTTGAATTAGAGGATTCTCTTGAGGTTTATTTACCTTTTGGATTAGTTCTTTGTGATTTTACTTTTGATTTAACACATTTCTTCATATCATCTCCGAATGCCGAAGCTACTTTTTGTGAAGTACCCGCGGTTCTCCATGTATCTTCTGCAATTTGTGTTTCATTTCCATCTTCACTTTTTGATTTAATAACAATAGAACCAGTTTCCGCATCTATCGAACAAGTTTCTCTTAAATGTTTTTTTAACCCATCTCTATCACCAGGTGGCATTTTATATCCACTTTGTTTAGCTAAACAATTTCTTATATTAGAGGGTTTTGCTCCAACTACTCCCATTTGAATTACCATTTTATCATTATCATCATCTGGCATATCGATATAAGAATCAAAATGTAATGCAGCCATTACCGTACCAACGTATGCTTGTGTATGTGGTCCGTTTTTTCCATCCTTTGGAAATCCTAATTTTTTATCAGATTCTCCAACTTGGTTAACAACGTTTTGATGTGCAATTTTAACTGTTGATTGTTCTTTTTGTTTAATACTTCCGGCTTGAGCAACACTAGAAGCTTCTATTGATGATGATTGTCCTCTAGCCTCTAATTCTTTTCTAATTTTTTTTAATTCATTATGTCCTCCAGTACTAACCTCACCTACCTTAATAAATAATTTAGTATATGGTGAATATGGTACAGATGTATCGTTTGTAGTATGCCAATCATCATCACTCATAAATTGTTGTGTAGTGGTGATTTTTTCTTTATCTGACATATTATTCCATTGTTCTTCGGAAATTTTCTTATCATCTAAATAACAACCAAATTCATGACCAGGTGATGGTTTTCCTGTTTTTTTAGATTTTTTTCGTTTTAATCCTCGTTTTTCAATACCTACTTCACCACTTCCACCTTTTAATAGTTTTTTACCAGCAAGAACTGCTACGTTTACAAAATTATCATCAACCGTTACCTTTACTGAACTTTTTAATGATTCTTTAGCAACAGTTGTTACCATTCTAATACCATCATTTATAGATAATGTTACCTTTTTAGCAACATCTTCACCGAATTCTCGTTTCATAACTTGGAATCTAGCGTTTGGTGTAGTATTGTTTTGTGGGTCATCTAACTGACTACTCTTTTTGTTAGAAACAGATACTATAAATTTTCTTCCATTTTCATCTTGTCCAACAACATATGTATCATGATATTTTCTAAACTTTTTAAAAGATTTTAATTCCTTTGCATAATAATCTCTATCTTCTTTTGATGAATTTTCATCATTTACTCTTTCTTCTAAATCCGCTTGAACTCCATCATCAATTTCTGAGGTTGATTGTATTGTATTAAAGGGTTTTGATGTATCCATACGACTTTCTCCCAAAAGCTCTTGGGTTGCCAATGCCCCATCAAACGCTGCTCGCATCCAATCTTTATAACCGTTTTCACTTCCTCCAAAACCAGATGAGCTTGATAATACATTTGGTTTAGGCATATCTTTCATTCTTTGAAATTCTTGTTCTGCATAAACTTCTCTAGTAGCTAAATAATCATATGCATCATCATTATATGGTTTTTCGAAATTTAAATCATTTAAAAGTCTTTCTTCAGGTGCTGAAAGTTTTTTCTTGGCTTTTAATTCCTGTACTACCTTACTTATCTGTTCTCTATTTTCAGCCCCATAATCATTATAATCAAGTGTATCTACTGCATTACAATATCTACTTTCACCTTGACTTGCTGCTTCACCACCAGCTCCAGCTTCTCCTGCATCTCTCAATCGTGCAGTTTCTTGTTGTTTTGATACAAGCTCTTCAGTTGATAATGGTTTGATATTTGTAGATGTACCATTCTGCTTTTCCTCTTTATCAGCTACTCTTGCTTGACGTTCTGCTTCTTTTTTAGCATAATCAGATTTTGCACCAATTGTTTTCTCTACTGCATCTTTATTATCGGTATCTTGATTATCCTCACCACCCTTTTCAATTGACTTATAAACACCAGGTCCTTCTTTGGTAAATGTTTCACCATCAAAATCTTTACCTTGTGAATCGTATTTTGCTTTATCAGCCATTTTGATGTATCCCTTACCACCTGTATTATAGTATTTCTCATCTTCAGGCTTCTTTTCATCCTTTTCGGTAAGAAATTCAAAGAGTTTTTCTTTTACATCATACTCACCCCATTCAGATAGAATTTCAGACATGATTGATTGATGTTCTTTATTTTCTATATTAGGGATTCCTACCCTATACGAGAGTTCTCTTACTAACTTATCTATGATTTGTTTATAATCCATCTATACTATAAATATTAAGGTGTTGATGTTTTGTAAGGATGTGAACTTGGTAGAGAACTTTCTAATCCCCATTTATGTGCAAGATATCCTTCTGCTTTTATTAAATGTGTTAAATCAGTACCACTTGTACCAGGTATATTTGCTACTGCAAAGAATTCACCTAATTTACCATCCAATTCTTGAGATGACCTGTTTCTCATCAACCTTAATTGTTGGTTTGTTTGTAATGAGTTATCATAATCATTTACAGGTGTGAATGCGTTTGTACCATCTACTCTAACACCGATTTGGTTTCCACTCTTATTAAACCAACAAGCAACTACATGATATTGGTTTCTTGTTAAACTTTTATCATCCCATAATTCTACATTACCAATTGTAGAACTAATTCTGTTAGAAAATAAACCATCCAAATC